CAAGGTTATACACCTTTGTGCCGGTGTTATCCATGATGCAGCGCTTCATATTCAAGTGGCAATCGGTCAGCGACGACAGGTTGAAGGTCTGATATGTGTCGGCATGCGGGTCCCAGCGGAAGCCTACGGCCCCGAGATTTTCCAGATTGGTCTTGAGGGGTAGCCAGCCCATGGATATATGGCCGGATGAATCGGCAACGGGGATGCCCCCGCTCGCTGGTGACACGCTGGGCATTACTCCGGCCAGCTTTGCCTTGTCCGCATCTGTGTAGTCGTTCGTTGACAGCCCCTTACCGGCTATCGCATCGACCTTGCCGGCCAGTGCCGTATCCAACCCCGGCACATCTTCCGTGCCACTAATAGTATCTGATTTTTCATTCAAAACACTCTGTACTACAAGTGCCGCACGTTTCACTATTCCCGCAGTTTCAATATCTCCCTTTTCCGGGTAAGGGATATTATCTGGAGTTGTAAAATCGCGCGTAATCGCATACGCTTTTTCAATACCAGTAGTTCCTGCATAAACCGCGGATAGAGTCAATGATGTATCTGATGCAACAGATGCCACCTCGTACCATACATTATCACCAACAATGGTTAGAATATCCCCGGGTGAAATTTCACCCGTCCACGCTGTGCCGGAACCTGTCACTGTTTGTGATCCATTTGTAACTGAAATGGTGCCTGTTTTGTACTGAGCCATTTTCTACTCTCCTAATGCTAGATAATTGACTGTTCCTTCTGCAAGTGTATTTACGCTATCAGTTGTATAATCGTAAGAAACTGTCACTGTTTTGTTCTCAACCGCAGTAGTTCCAGGCTTTAATCGACTATAAGAATATACATACGTTCCTTGTTTCATTTGAAAAGTAGTTTCTAAATGGCATTGATATGATCCACAATAATAAGATAGTGTAACATTATGACTACCAGCAGATAATGTTTTATTTGTAACATTGAAATCAAGTGAAATGGGATTATCCCAAGGAACACTACCCTCATACCCAATAGAAGTTCCATCTATTTTAATAGAAACACTGCCAAGAGATATCTGAGAACCTTGTATATTGTTTACATACAAATTAAATGTAGTTGTTAGTTTAATACTATCCAATGTCCATTCAGAAAGAGATCCACTAGGTACAGTGAATGAAAATGTTTTTGTATATGTAGTCGTATAATCAGATGAATCATTGTATCCATTTAAGAAATATGTTTGTGGAGCTATTTCCGTTTCTGTTGTATATTCAGTGACAGTTCCTGTATTAAATGTCCCGCCCGCATCTGCTACTTCTGTTTCAACCTGAAATGTATGTGATCCTACACTTAATCCACTTTTAGATGTAGATACACGGTTGGATATGGTGTTTCGTATAGTGTACCATTCAGACCATTCTTGAGCAACATTATCTACATATATACGCCACCTGAATGTACGAATATACCACAATCCTTGTGTGCCAGTTCCATGTGTTGTAGTAACATCAGCAGTTACAACTATTGCTATCACATTTATTGGAGTTGTTTCTGTTGTATTTTTATAGGTATCAGATACACTAACATTCGTTGTTTGTTGGTTCACTGAAACAGATGTTGTGCCTGTTCCTAAGATAAGACGAGCATTTGCTTTGAATCTATATTTATTTGTATGTCCTGGAATCAATTCTATTAAGGGTGCATCCATATTAACACTTTGATCATTCATAGTTGCTAAATTCTTAAATGTCTGTAATGATTTTGGAGATAGAAATAATTTAGGCGGTGTTATATAATATCCAGTTAATTCAGTCCATGGTGAATTAGGATCTGTTGCGTCTGCATTATCGCACCAACCTATTTCCCACTGTTTCAAATCTTTTGTTTGTCTTGAGTCGCCTTCAAGATATCTAAAAGTCTTGACTTCACCATCTGTAAGCATACAATAATTGCTACCATCTACGTCTCCAATAGTGATGACTGAATCAGCATGTATTTTTGAGCCATCTAAATCATTTATTTTAGCATCTGTAATAGTTGCATCCGCAATCTTCACATTATCAATCGTACCATCAACAATATGTGCATTACCAATCTGCGCATCACCAATGTGTGCTGATACAATAACCCCGTTCTTTATATTAGCTATCTCTGTTATGATTTGGTTAGCACCAATAGCAACGGCTGTCACTGTATCTGCATGTATATTACCACCATCAAAGTCTATTGTACCTGTATATTGCCAATCGGTTGCGGTTTTAGCAGCAGCATCCGCGTATGTCTTAGCAGCACTTTCTGCCTGAGCACTAAAAAAAGCATCCTGAGCATCAACATATTCTTTATCAACATCACTTTTAAGGGTTTCAACTGTGAATTCTGAACTCATATTCAAGTCTGTTTTGCCGAAACCATCGTACCCTGCAAGTCGAATATAATAATTCTGTCCTTGCTCAAGCCCTGATACAGATACTGCATTTCCAATTCCATCGAATACAAGATTTTCTGCTGATGGAGTGAAACCGGGGGTATCCGAAAGCCAAACAAGAATTCCTTTGAAATCATTATCGGTAGGAGATATAAACTGAATATAAATTGTTCCAAATCCAGGATCAACCTTTAATCCCGTAAGCTCCTGTGGTGCCGGATTGCTAACTGTCATTGTAGCTGGTTGTGCGGACAACTGATTCTGATTCCCACGTTGATATACTTCTATTTTGAAACTACGGCGAAGCCCATCCTCTAAATTCTTTTCAAAAGGATATTCCCAATAATTTGTAGTCGGATGTTCAACGCGGATAATTATTCCACTGTCAGGATCAATAATCCGCACTTCATAATCTTTGAAATATGTATCCGGAGCACCAGAATCCGCGCCAAAAGGCTCTTCTCCGAATTCATAACTATATGTTTTTGATGCCGAGCGCCATACGAATTTTGCATCATTACCAGTAAATACAACGGCATTACCAAGGCCCATACCTTCCCACAATTCCAAACCAGATACACGTTCCATGATTAATGGAACTTCTATTTCACCATTAATACTCACCCAACTGGAAGTAGCCCCTATCGTATTTATAGCTTGTATCCGAAATGTGTATGAACCAACACCAAGATTGGTTATACTGTATTTTGTTGCCCTTATTCTATCTATAAGTGTTGTGTATTTCGTTTCAGATGTTTCTTTATATTGCACTCTATAGCCAGCGACAAATGCATCTGGCGAAACATCCCATACAAGTTCGGCTGTTCCCGTTAGTGCAAATTGCCCAACATTGAATATAAGATTCAATGGTGGCTCCACAAACCATGGATCAGGTACGACAACCGGAGTGCTTACAGATGCTTTTTCCTCAGCTGACGTGTATGCATATATCTGTGCAGATTCTTCTTGTAATGTAAGATCAACACCAAAATCAGTCAATGACCAATCAGCAACACGAAATAGTTTATTTTCCCATCCAAATACACCGATAGAAAGTGATACAACGGATTGAGCAGATATTGGAAGGGCCGTCATTTTAGCCGGGAAGATAACTTGTTTCGCTATGCGTTGCTTACGAAGTGCGAGTTTCGCTATACGTTGGGCGAGTCTGTGGTCATTTGTGAAAAGAAGGGAAATGCCTTTTTCCACACGCCCACCATCCATTTCTTCGTAACTCTGCCCACCATTAACAGGACCAACATCGGTGAGTGTTGGGAACTCAGATTCTATATATCCACCACTTGCATTGACGTATGTACCAGTAATTGTGTTGAATAGCTCACGTTTAGATTTTTGTGGCATGACTTTAATGCTATCACGCAAGTCATCTTCAGTTAGCGAGAAATCAGATGTTCCCATAGCACCAGGAAATAATCGCCACAATCCCTGTGCATATACGATATTACCCACACATGAAGTGAGCATCTGCTCCATTATTTCAGACGGCTGTGCATCCAAGAAAATGGCACCATTTAGCGTGAACCGCTTTCCTGTACCATCAGCATACACTATCGTTTCATCGCATATATTCGCCGCAGCAGCCCAATTATTCCAATCTATCTCCTCGTTTGGAGCTTCAAGTCCACGAAAAGGTGGTGTATGCTTACCAGCACTGTTCAACGGCCAATTAATATCAGGACTTCCAGCACGTATGTAATCAAGAATGCATAACGCAGGATTCTCTGACCATTTCCATGTATTTGGATCATTCATCCCCTGTGTTGCATCTCGTGGATCATAAACCAATCGCCCTTTAACAACCGCAGAAATAGATGGAACACCATTACACCAAACATCTGAACCCATTGGCTGATCCGGGTCTCCATCTGGGTCAAATGGCTGATAGTGCAATCGTGTATATACGTATGCAATGCCACGCATCATATGTTCGGTAGTCCATCCAGGAACTTCAGATACAAGATAACCATCTGCCGCCTGATTATAGCTTCCAGTATGTGTTATTGTTCGATGCCCACCACCGGCTTCCTGCCATCGTGGATCTGTGGAAAGTGTGTCATTAAACCATACAGATTCAATAGCCGCTACCGGTCCCTCACAAAGAGCCTCTACGAGATGTAAATATTGATGCTTGTACCCTGTTGAATATGCAAGGACAGGCGGGCCACCCACTTTCGCCCTACCATAAACAATTTTGCGCGGTTCCGTAGATGACTGTATTGTACGTTGAATATCTTGTGGTTGTCTGGTTGCAGATGACACATTGGGTGCTTTTGCACCGAAAATAGCATGACCTATAGCAGATATGCCAACCATTATAGCGGCACCAGCAATCGCACCCATTATACCACCAATCGCAGACGATGCGGCGGCGGCTGCTGCTGTTGCTACTGTGGCGACGACGAGAGATGCCATATTATACTCTCCATGCTTGATTACATTCTGATACGTTTACAAATTCACATTTGCTAGGCCCGGGAAATATTGCCTTGTCACCTAAAACAATTCCAAGCGCACCACTAGGAGTTTCTCTTGTTATCAACAAAACAACATCTCCCCTAGATGCTTTTGCAACTGGTATTGCGGGAAAATACTGCCCAACTAAATCAGCAAGATTGTCCACACCATATACGCGCTTAAGGCACCGCAAGGCTCCAAATGCTGTTGTGTATGTGCCACGCACATCACCAGCGATATCAACCCCAGTCATTACATACACTAAATGAGATGCTAAAAGGGCACAATCATGTACACCATAAGCAAATGGTATATTCTTAACTTTTTCTACTTCTTCAAATAAACGTACATCCCAATCTTCATATCGTTTCATTATCTCTGCCCCCAAATGATTTCCACCTTTGATGTTGCATCGACAAATTCTAATCCTTTATCATCGGGCCATTTCTTTTTTTGTGTAGCATCAGTATATAACTCTGTTCGTGGCCGTTCCCAATCAACTAGTCGTGACTCTGCTTGTAGTGTTATAGTGGCAGACTCACCTATTTTGATTTCCATTGTATCAGTTTTTCCACGAAACATAAGTGTTGGATTACCAATAATGGACATATCGGAGGCAATAACGGCAAGCCAGACTTTACATGTAAGCCCCTGCATATCAGCGTCCATAGCTTCCGAAATCATTCCGCTAGGAATGCCGGTGAGTTCCATTGATAATGAATAACTTTGAATATCTGAACCTTCTTTTATCTCACCTATCTTACCAAGTGAGCCTACGCCAATAAACGAATTTCCTTCAAAAGACACATCATATGGCAATGATGTGAGATATAAATCTTGGGATCGTGACTCAAGATATACCATATACGCGGCACCTACTATATCACTGGATACTGCTGTCTTATTATCATCATCCATACTACGCATAAATCACCTCAAGCATTGATATTGAATATGCACCGAAACATGGAGGAGTGAAAGCCCCTGTCGTTTGATCATCATTTTCGAGCATCATTATACATTTTGGTGTATCTAATATAACAGCAGATTCATTAAGTGGTGAGTTTCGCAAGGCCGGGCAAAATGAAATGGTCGCATTTCCAGTGGCATCAGAAACAATATCAGATACAACTTGTTTCAATTCAACACCAATGGATGTTGTCACGGACAGAAAATCACCAGCATGAAGGACTGTACTGGAAGATGTCCATCCACTAGTTTGCATCGTTGTTCCTGTATTAGTAGCACCAACGATTTTTATATTTGCTGTTGGGGTTGAATTACCAAGTGGTTTTAATCCATGATATGGATAAAAGTAAAACCTACCGGCTTGACCACGTAGATTATTAAGAAATGCTGAAAATGTAGCCCATTTTGATCTAGGCATACTGGACAATTTGACCTGTGCCTTCCAACGTGCTCCGGGCATTTCTATAGTCTGTACTGATTTTGTTAGTGGAGACGTGAATGATATTGTATTATACTCAAGTGCCCAATCAATTTGTTGTGGGACTATCGCTATCGGCCACGATGCTATTGTCATGTACTATCTCCTTCCAACAGCTTTTGCAAAAGATCCGCCTTTGTTTGCTTCACTAACAACAGCCCTGATTGCGCGGGATTCAAGATTATCATTTAAGTCTTTTAATGCCATTATGATAGCTTCTTCAACACCGGGCTTTGCACCTTTGGCATCTACATTATATGTAATATATGTGTCACCAGATGCACCAGTGGCTTCGACGCCTAGACGCCCGTTTGCGTCCCGCGTAAGGGGCATAACAGCTTCGGGTCCGGCCTCGGCAAAAACGCCTCCCTGTGCGAACGTGAAGAGTTTTGGCGAGGTCTGCACGGTATTCGCATATGCATGAAGGGATGGACTTTGGAAAACACCTCCGTTTGCTTGTGGCATCGGACCGGCAGCCCCTACAGCACTTACATTTCCATACCAAGCATTTGCCATAGATTGTCCAAATGAACCGAATAAGTCGCCAAGACCAGAAGCAAGTGGCTGTGTAATAGAAGCCTGTATCTGCATTCTAATCATATCAGATATAATACTTTCAGCTAGGTCAGAAAAGGATGCTTTACCTGTCATAACAAAATCAGTTAAAGCATCTGTCATCCCAGAAAAAGCCTCTGTAACAGTATTTTTAATATTAGAATATGTCCAACCAGCTTTATCTGCCACCTCTTTTAAGCCATCTGTAATAGCATTTTGCCA